GGACCGCCCCGCGAGCCGCCGCGGGGGGCACCCGCCGGGCGGCCCCGTCCTGCCTGCGGGTATCCGCATGTGTGCCTGTACCCCTTTAAACTACCTTTAACTTCGTTTAATTTGTACTTGGTCCGTCGTGGCATGGTAAACGGACGTCCAAACCGGAAAACGCCCATTTCGGGCGTATATCGCCGTTTTGACTGGAGGTGACAGCGCGTGCATAAGGACAAAAAAGCCGGTATCGATGAGCTGCTGGATAGATTAGACCCCGCCAAGGTCAGAAAGACCTATAACATCGCGGCGGATTTGGCTGAGCTGAAGGAATCCCTGGGTATGTTTAGGGGCAAGGAGCTGGCCCGGAAGATCGACGCCCTGATCGAAAAGTACACCACCGGCGAGATGGCGGAGGTGCATGAGGCGCTCGTCGCGCGCTGCCGCGCCGGAGACGTCTCCGCCATCCGGCTGTACAACGAGCTGCAGCAGGAGGACAAAACCGACGAGACGGCGAGTAATAACCTGCTGGAGGCCATCCTGGCCAGCACCGGAGGGAAACGATGAACTATACCAAGTTTTCCGCCAAGCAGGCGCAGACGCTGACATGGTGGAACGATCCCCAGACAGCCAAATACGACGCCATCATCTGCGATGGCAGCATCCGTTCCGGCAAGACCATCAGCATGGCGGTCGGGTTTGTGCTGTGGTCTATGTGCCGGTTTGACCGGCAGAACTTTGCAATATGCGGCAAGACGATCCAGTCCCTGCGGCGCAATGTCGTATCCTTCCTGCCGACCTGGCTGGAGGGGCTTTTTGACATCAAGGAAAAGTTTTCGGAAAACTGCATCATCATATCCACCGGCAAGCGCAGCAACAAGTATTATCTGTTCGGCGGTAAAGATGAAGGCAGCGCGGCGCTGATCCAGGGCATGACGCTGGCCGGCGTACTGTTTGACGAGGTGGCCTTGATGCCGCGATCCTTTGTTGATCAGGCTATTGCCCGCTGCAGCGTGTCCGGCAGCCGGTTCTGGTTCAACTGCAACCCCGACAATCCCAGCCACTGGTTTTACAGGGAGTGGGTGCAGGACAAAGAGGGCAAAAAAAACCGCCTGTACCTGCACTTCACCATGGACGACAACCTGTCCCTGGATCCCAAGGTCAAGCGCCGGTACGAAGGGCTGTACAGCGGCGTGTTTTACGACCGCTTTATCCGTGGCCTCTGGGTGGCGGCGGAGGGCGTCATTTACCGGCAGTTTGCGGATAACCCGCGAGCGTACATATTGGCGGCCGAGCCGCCGAAAGTGCAATATGCCGTGATAGGCGTGGACTACGGCGGAAACGGATCCGCCCACGCGTTTGTATGCAACGGGATCCTGCCTGGATATCAGGGAATTGTCACGCTGGCCGAGTATTACCGCAAGGAGATTATATCCCCCGCCGCCCTGGAGGACGATTTTGTCCGGTTCGTCCGGGATTGTCTAAAAAAATGGCCGGTATATGATGTGTATTGCGACAGCGCGGAGCAGGTGCTGATTCAAGGATTCCGGGCGGCTGCTGCCCGGAATCGTCTGCCGGTGGATATCAATAACGCCCGGAAAGGCCCCATCCTCGACCGGATCGCGTTTTACAATATGCTGATAAGCCAGGGGCGGTATAAGGTGACGGCGGACTGCCCGCACGTCATCGAGGCACTGGAGACGGCCTGTTGGGATGCGAAAAGCGGCGGCAAGGACAAACGTCTGGACGACGGTACGTACAACATCGACAGCCTGGATGCCCTGGAATATAGTACGGAAAGCATCATGACCGATATGATCGAGGTGTGGCAATAGTATGATAACCATCATCAGGGACTACCTGACCCGGAGGGGGTACACTCCCCCGGATGTTGATTGGTACAAGCAGATATCCCTGTACCAGGGTTGGTATGAGGGATATGTGGACAGTTTCCACCGCTACCAGGTGTTTAACGGCACCGGATTTACCGGCCGTCACCGGCGTTCGCTGCGCATGGCCAAAGTCATCGCCGAGGATCACGCCAATCTGCTGCTGAATGAAAAGGTGCAAATCAACGTGGACGCCGGCTTTGACGAGGAGCTGAAGGACATCCTGCGGGACAACGAGTTTACGGTGCTGGGCAATAACCTGGTGGAACTGGCCTTTGCGCTTGGCACGGCGGCATTTGTGGAATACAAAGATGCCAACGGCCAGCCGGTAATCGACTACATCCGCGCCCCTATGATTTACCCCATCAGCTGGAGCCGGCGGCGTATAACGGAGTGCGCATTTGCCAGCGTGCAGATGCGGCAGGGGAAAACCGTCTACTACATCATGATCCACCGGTTGGAAAACGGCCGCTATCTGGTGGAAAACGTATATCTGGATGACGCCGGCAAACCGCTGCCTCCCCCCGCCGGCGTGAAGCCGGTGGTGGATACCGGCAGCCCGATCCCGCTGTACCAGATCGTCCGTCCCAACATCATCAACAACTATGCCCTGGACAATCCCATGGGGATGTCGGTATACGGCAACAGCCTAGACTTGCTGCAATCGGTGGATCTCATCTGGGACAGCTACGTCAACGAATTTGACCTGGGGCGGAAACGCATCATGGTGCCGATGTCCATGGCCAAAATTCAGATGGCGCAAGATGGCACGTCCGCCCCACTGTTTGACCCCAACGACACCACTTTTTATGTATACAAGCAATCGGACGACGGCAAAAACGACCTCAAAGAAATCAACATGGCCATCCGTGCCCAGGAGCACGAGGCCGGCCTGCAGCGGGCGCTGAATCTGCTGGCCAAAAAATGCGGTCTGGGGGACGATCGATACCGGTTTGACCAGGACGGCGTCAAGACGGCCACGGAGGTCATCAGTGACAAATCGGAGCTGTACCAAAACCTGCAGAAAAACGAGATCCTGTTTCGGCAGGCGCTGATTGGAATGACCCGCGCGCTGGCGTACCTGTCCGGACACGATCCGGATCTGGAGGTCAACATCTCGTTTGACGACTCCATCATCGAGGACAGCAGCGCCAAAAAGGATGACCACATCAAGCTGGTATCCGCCGGCCTGGAAAGCAAGGTATCCGCTATAGCTGACATCCGCAAATGCTCGCTAAAAGAGGCGGAGGCCGAGCTCAGCCGGATAGCCAAGGAGGCGCAAATCACCGGCACCCCGGACGACTGGTTTGATGATGAGGGTGGTGATGGCAATGACGCCGGCACAGGCGCGGGCACTGGCTAAGCCGATCGCCGACATCTACGCGCAGCTGACGGATGACCTGATGACCAGCATCGCCGCCCAACTGGGTAAAGGCATCGAGGTATCCGGCACAGCCAAGTGGCAGCTGAACAAACTGGCGCAGCTGGGCGAGCTGAACGCCCGGAACGTCCGCCTCATCGCCAAGCGCACCAAACGCTGCCCAGAGCTGCATTACCAGGCGGTCATATCCGCCGCCGGGCAGGCGCTGGACGAAACGGATAAGCTGTATCAATTGGCGCTGGCGGCGGCCGAGCTGGGCAAGCCGGTGGATTTCCCGGCGTCCGACGCTATGATGTCCGCCCTGCAGCTGTATCAGGATCAGGCGAAAGACCTGTATAACCTGGTCAACACCACCATGGCGTACAAGGCAAGGGACGCGTATACCGGCATCGTCAACACGGTTGCCGACGTGGCCGACCACGACGCATACCCCCAAATCATCGGTCAGTCCACGGCATCCGTGATCACGGGCATCCAGCCGCGCCAGGCGGCGCTGCGGCAATGCCTGACGGAGTTTGCGGCCAAGGGGATGCCGGGATTTGTGGATAAGGCTGGCCGTGAGTGGGCCCCGGAATCCTACATCAACATGTGTATCCGTACAACGGTCAACCAGGTGGCCAACGATGCGCAGTTTGCCCGGATGGACGACTACGGCAGCGATTTGGTCGAGGTCAGCAGCCACATCGGCGCGCGCCCCCGCTGCGAACCGTTTCAGGGCCGGATATACAGCCGGGCCGGGGAAAGTGGGTTTACAGAAGATTTAAACGGCAATAAAATCCCGTTTTATCCCTGGAGCTCCACCAGCTACGGCGAGCCTGGCGGCCTGCTGGGAATTAATTGCGGTCACCATGTATACCCGTTTTTTCCGGGGCTCAGCCGGAAGACCTATGCGCCGTATGACAAGGAAGAAAATGCCGCCGCGTACAAGGAGAGTCAAAAGCAGCGTGCGCTGGAGCGCAAGGTGCGGGAGAGCAAGCGTACCTGCGCCATGCTGGACGCCGCCGGTGACGCGGAAGGGTTTGAAAAAGCGGCGGCCAGGCTAAAGCAGCGGGAAGCGCGGCTGAAGGAGTTTACGCAAAGCAATGGCCGGGCGCTTAAGCCTGACCGGGTGCAGGTGCCGGGCTTCGGCCGCAGCGAGGCGGGCAAGGCCAGGGCGGCCGCGCAGCGGGCTGCCGCAAAGGAAGCTGGCACCATATCGGTAAACAACACCATGAGGTGGCCGGATGGTGCCCGGCGGAGGCTGCACCAGGACGAGGTGATCATCGCACAGCGGAAAAGCGAGACGGCCATTTTGTACGACAAGGATGGCAAAACCATCCTGACCAAGCGGGGCAGCGAGATGGGCGTATCGTTCAGCCGGCAGGAAACCGACCTGATGCCCGGCGGCGTCCTGACCCACAACCACCCCTACAGTACCACGTTTTCGTGGGCCGACATCTCCATGCTGCAGCGTGGTGAGCTGGCGGAAATCCGTGCCACCGGAAAAGACGGCACCTTTGTACTGCGCCATCCCGAAAAATGGCCGGAGGAAATCGACGGCCGGATAAAAATTAAGGAGGCCTACGAGGAGATAGAGGCTCAGGTGGAGCCACTAGTCGCGAAAAGGCTTGATTCCGGCGAAATCGACGTGGTACAATACAATCAAATCTATCAAATGCACCTGCTGGACGTATTTGCGTCCAGGTATGGCCTGGATTATGGATTTGAGGTGAGATAGCATGGCGGAGGACAAGCCGAAAATCGTCCGCATATCGGAAATGGACGGCGAGTTTAGCGATTACGATGAGGACACCGTTTTTGTACTGGATGAGCCTCCTCTGCGAGATCCGCGAGGACAGTTGAAGCCTGACAACAAAACCAAATGACGATTCCAACGAGCGCCCTTTGAGGGTGCTTTTTTTCGTCCATTTTTTGCTTTAAGGCCCGTTTACGCGGGCTTTAATTTATGCCCTGGGCACGGCATATAAAAGGCCTGCATCACCCCTGCGGTATGGGATATAAACTGCCGCCGGCTGCGGAGGCACCGCATATAAAAACAGCGCCGCGAAAGGACACATCATGGAAAACCTGAAGAACGCACTCGGCGAAGAACTTTTCGGCCAGGTGACGGCGGCGATCGACGCCTACAACGCGGCCGATGAGCACAAGGACGCCCCCATCAAACTGGCCGACCTGTCCGGCGGCGGCTATGTCAGCAAGGACAAACATGCCGCACTGGAGACCGAGGCCGCCGGCTACAAGCAGCAGCTGGACACCTTGACCGCCCAGCTGCAGACCATCAAGGACGCCAAAACGGCCGACCCCGACACCAAGGCCGCCCTGGAAGCCCTGCAGCAGAAATACGATGCGGACACCAAGGCTCTGCAGGAGCAGATTGGCAAGGCGCAGTTTGACGGCCTGCTGGGTGCCGCCTTGGCCGGCAGCCGCGCCCGCAGCGTCAAGGCGCTGAGGGGGATGCTGGACATGGAGCAGCTCAAGGTGGAGGATGGCAGGCTGACCGGCTTTGATGAGCAGCTGGCCGCCATCCGCAAGGATGCCGCGTACCTGTTCGAACCGGACGGTGCCTGGGGCCAGGAGCATGGCGGGAATCCGCCCGCCGGCACCGGGGGGGAGGCTGCGTTCGCCAAAATCAACCCCGATCTTAAAATCGACTAAGGAGGAAAAACACTATGGCACATGCAAACCAGGAACGCTATGCGGCGATGGTGGACGCCAAACTGCGCGCCACTCTCGTCACCAAGGACAACCTGATTTTTAACAACCGCTACGAGGGCAATCCGACCGCCGGCAAGGTCAAAATCCCGGTGCGGGACACGGAGGTCACGGTATCGGACTACAACAAGGCGACCGGCATCGAGGCGAGCGGCGGAACCACCACCTACATGGATCTTGCCATCGACCAGGATAAGGCTGTTAATGAAATCATCGACGGCTTTGACGCGGCGTCGGTGCCGGATGGTATCACCGCCGAACGCCTGGATTCCGCCGGCTACGCTATCGCCCTGGAGGTGGACAAAAAGTCCATCAGCATCCTGGAATCCGCCAGCGGCGCCACCATCAGCGCGAGCAAGACGGCCTCGACCGCGGAAACCGCGTATAAGGAGCTGCTGGCGGCTAAGCGGGTGCTGAGCCGCAAGGGGGTTCCGGAAAAGGATCGCTGGGCCATTTGCTCGCCGGAGTTCCTGGAGGTCTTGGCGCTGGACGACCACTTCAAAAACGGCGGTAATCTGTCCGAGAAACTGCTGCAGGATGGGGTGATCGCCAAGGTTGCCGGATTTTACATTTTCGAGTCCAGCAATATGTATTTTGAGAACACGACGGTGACAGGTGGCAAAAAGACCACGACCGAGCTGATTTGCGGCCATCCCAACTGGTGCCATCGCGTCCAGGAGTGGCAGGTTGCCCCGCACATCCAGGATCTTTCCGGATCCGGCAAGTATATCGGCGCGTCCGCCGTGCAGGGCCGTAAGGTTTACGGTTTGAAGGTCAGCAAACCCCAGACGATCTACATCAAACGCGTCGAGGTCAGCGCCACCTAATCGGAGGAGGTGCGGTATGGCATACATCGGTACGGAGCAGTATATCCAGTACACCGGCGAGGCCCCGCCGGATGATTTTGACGTCCTGGCCGATATGGCCGCCATGGCCGTCGACCGCGTGACACTGTACAGGCTGCGCGGCCGCAGCCTGGCGGAACTGCCGGACGTCGTGCGGGCGGATGTGGAACGGGCGACGGCCATACAGATGCAGTATCTGAGCAGCCAAGGCGGGGTGGCCGCCATCAACGACATCGGCGCGCCCAACATGACCCTGGGCAAATTCAGCTATTCCGGCGGGGATGCTGATTCCGCCGGCGGCATGGAAAGCCCCCTGCTGCCGGATTTGTTGGCGTATGTCTGCGCGTATCTTAGGGGGGAGTAGCATGCGGATGAAGCCTATCCCCCGCAGCCTGCTGCCGCATACCGCCACGCTGATGGTGCCCGGCGGGACGGATGTATGGCAGCAG